TGTTGGCCTACAGGAGCCGGAAGAGGGAGAGAAGATTAACTCTTCATTGATGAAGCAGTTGTCTGGTGAAGATATGATTTCTGCTCGTGCTCTGTATCAGGATCTAGTCACCTTCGCGATTACTGCTCGTATCTTTCTGTGCTGTAACCGCTTCCCGCCAGTAAACAGCATTGACAATGGTACTTGGCGTCGTCTTCGTGTAGTGAAGTTTGAGTCGGAGTTCCGAGACCCCGAGAGGTTTAAGGATGCTGCTCAAATGAAGGAACTAGCAGAGAAGAATATTTATCCTAAGGAGCCAAGTGTGGAGAAGTCAACGGAGCATGGGTTTCCTGCTTGGCGTGAGGCCTTCCTTTCTATGCTGGTTCACTATTACGAGAATGTCTATCTTGTAAAGGGGCTGGTTGAGCCGGGCTGTGTCAAGGAAGAGTCTGATAAGTACAAGTCAGATAATGACTCTTTCGCATCTTTCATGCAGGAGCGTCTTATTAGTGAAATTGGCAGTGAAACTGATGTTAAGGATATTCGGAAAGAGTATAAGATTTGGCTTCAGTCGGAGCCAGATAAGAAGTCCCTTTCTCCAGCAGATGTCCGCCAGAAGTTGATTGACAAGTTCGGAAAGCCTATGCTGCGGAAGGCAGGTAAGGAGCTGTTCCAAGGTGTGCGGATTGCTGGTTTGCTAGAGGATGTCAGTGGAAACTTCATTGAGGAAGCGGTCGCAGCAGCAGAACCGGAAGAAGTAGAAGTAGAGGAAAAGCAAGAGACTATTGTTACTGAACAAGAGTCGCTAACCATTATCGAGCCTTTGCCAAAGCCACCGAAGAAGGCAAAGAAGGTCTAAGCAAAATTCTGTAATAAAAAGAGTAAAAAGAGTGGGATAGTAATCCAAATCATTATAAACAGCAACTGCTGCTGAGAACTAGTGATAGGTAAGCTAAAGACAGCTATACTAGTAGGCCCAAGAATCAATAAAACAGCAATCCAGTATGCTAGTAAAATCCAATTATCATAATTACTCCAGAAAGGATTGCCTTGATTTAAAAGTGGATTCGCAGATATGAAATCACGACGGTAAAATTTATCTTGATTTTTTAATTCCTTAATATTTTCACGAGCATCTTTAATTTTATTTTCCAAATATTTTTTATATTTTCCACGTGATGAAGTGGACTTTCCACCTTCATTCACAATACTGCTCAGAGTTTGTCCATTTGTAAAGAAAACATCAATCATTCCCTTTTCCTTATTGAACTCGTCTTCTTTGCGGTCAGCATCTTTTAAAAGTTTCTTTATTTTTTCAGAGTTATCCTTTGGTTTGGTTTCCTGTTTTGCTTCCCCTATTGCTTTATTTGCAGATTCTTGAATCTTTTGTGTTAGCCAATTAGACATTCCCTACATTTCCGTATTATTTTCCCTGTATCTATTTTTTAACAATTAGACTGTAAAAAAATGGATATTTTTTAATTCGTATTTACATATTTCCACCCGTGGTAGCATTCATATTAGTTCCCATACTGCGTACATCACCTGCTAGAGAGGTTAAATTACCCTGTAATAAATCACCACTAATCTGCTGAACACCCGCCGCCGCCGCTGTTGCTGCCTTACACGCATCGCCTGCCTTGAGTGCTCCAGGGCTGTCGGAGAACTTACGCTTGTTCCAGTAGCGTACATCGCGTGTGTACCGGGTGTAGTTAAAGCGATATATTGCTAGAATCGCCGCAGCAGAAGCAATGATAAAGACGACATACTTACCAAAAATCCACGGGAAAACATTCATCTTACCAAGCATGATAACAATCAAGGCTGAAACCATTGCCAGGAATGCCACCTGTAAGAAAAAGAGTGACTCCAACTTATTCTGAGCATACCACTCATTGACTAGGAACTGACGCTTCGTATTATCCAAATCATACTTGAGAGAACTCGTGTTGGCTTCCGCAATTTGTACAATGTTATTCTGGGCACTATTCAAATCAGTATTACGAACATCATAGTAACGAGCGTGGTGGTCCATGTCCATGTAGCGACCCATGTCATAGAAAGCCTTTTGGAAATTACCGCGCTTGATTTGAAGAGTCTCATCAGCTTGCTTATTCTGTCTATCCGCAGAATACTGTTGAGCCTTGACCGGGTCTCCCATCAACTCGGACTTAAACTCAATTTTTTCAATGTCGTCTAATGCCATAGACGCATTCACTAATTGGTCGTGATAGTCAGCCATCCTCTAATCTAATTAAACATAAGTTTTATTGGATTAGAAATAATAAAGTTCTTATACACTCTGGCTATAAGCAGTGTATACAACACCCAGGGCAACAACATTTAATATAGCAAAAACTGTGACCTGTACACGCAAGGCCCGATTTTTCTCCTCTGTATAGACCTGCATCTCACGCTGCGTGCTCAGACGGAGGTTATTTGAACTCAACTTCTTCTTAATATCCGCAAGACGAAGGATATTCTTATTGATTGAATCATTACCATCAACGTGGCGTTGGCGGAATGTATCAACACGCTTAGCCCTCTCATTTGCCACCGCATTCATGATTTCCAGGAGACTCTGAAGACGTTTGTTTAATTCTGTTGTGGAGTTATTTAGTGACATTGATAGAGTTATATCATCCTTATTATCAGACATAAGGAGTTTAAGATATTTGCGTAGTAAATAATTATACCGATTTTCATACCAGCAGTATTCAGTCTTTACTGACTTATAGAATTGCGAATCAACAGAAACTTGGTCATCTACGCTAGTCTTATTACTAGGGATTAGATTACTGTTCTGAAGAGTCATAATCTTAGCAGTCAAGATATCAGGAGGAATTCTCTGCTGGTCGTTCAGGTTAAATCCAGTAAAACTTACACCATTCGGAAACAATACCAGGGCTGTTGAATCATTAATTGTAACATCAGCCGCACATCCATCTACCGGTCCTGCTAATGTCGGTAGATCCTTGCGGAACGAAAAGTCTTGAACAGTCGGTTGTACAGTCGTCATCCTATTCTACCTCTGTAATTTTGTCTCATTAAAATTCTCCCAGTTATCGGAGGTGTTATCGTTGTGATACCTGCTGATTGTAAAAAACTTTGACTGTACTGGGAAAGTATATAGAATGCAAAGCAATATAATAAAGCAACAACTATAATCATATAATATGGATTACTCAGAGGCTTCATCATAAAAAAACTGATTGTGTGTGAATTCTTCTCACCCCGGCTGGTTAATGTAGAAACTTGCTCTTGCCGTGTATCTTTTTGATGCTTAAGTGTATTTTCTTCCATTTGTAATTTTTGTAATTCTCTTTCAAGTTGTAGTATCGGTTCTTCTAGAGTACCTGTCTTTTCCCGCAGATCTTCTAGAGCATCCTTAAGAACAATTCCAAGGCCAGAAAGTTCCTCTCGTGCTGATGTCATTTGTGATTCAAGGCCATTTATTGCAGTTATATCATCAGGATTTCGCTGTATTGTTTGAGTTAATAATTCTTTAAGGTAATTAAATTGGCCTTCTAAAGTGTCACGTTTCTGTTTCCAGGAATTTTCATTAATGGGTGTCCAGGACATCTCTACCGTTTACTACGGATTAAGATATACATAACCTATATCCCTCCGACTTACCAGCAGTTGGTGAAGGTCGCGTAATCTTAATGACTTCACCAGGAGTTAGACCCAGCCAACGAGCCTGCATGTCAATATGATACTTAATAAAAGGAAGACGGTTCAGAGTTACCAGATTTAGTTCTTTCTTGAGTTCCGGAATGGCATCTGCCGCTACTCGCTCATGCTTAGGAACTAACACATGCTTGCTAGGATTCAGAATGAGCTGCTTAATGTGAAAGAAACTGATCTTTACCTTCTTCTGCCACGCCAACATCGCAACTAAATCAAATGACTCATGATATGCTTCTCCTAGAATAAAGATGTAATCCGTATTTTCCGGACTCTTAATGTGCTCCCAACGGTCAGGACCATCAAATTCCTTGCGTTGAATCGTTGCCTTGATTTTTTCATTAAAGATGAGATAAATTACTTCACAAAACTCATACGGTGATTGAGGAGCATTTTCGCGACGCTTAACGCGAATCTTTAGAGGAGCCGCACCAGGCTGATTCTGTGAAGCAATTGCCAAACTATACACAGCAGATGGTGCTTGGTCAAGATAGGGGGTTGTATCATAACCGCGGGCCTCTAGCAGTTCAAGTACTATAGGCCTACTACGCAATACTAAATCCTTAATTTCGGGGTCCATGCCTTTCTATATTAAATACGTGTATTCAAATTTTAAGCCTCGTCGGGTTTTTCATCTGTATCCTCTTTGGTAACGCGGATAGTTGTAGGGCCCTTTTCGGCCGCTTTAGGTGGCTCAGGTTTTTCACCTCGTTCTTCTCTTTCTTGATTATCTACCATTCTAGCAAATGCGACACCCTTCTTCTTAGGAACATATCCCGACTTTAGACCAGTAGCGGGTCTTCCTGCTCCTTTTCCTTGAGATGGAAGGACAAGTGTGATGACGTTAGTAGACGATCCACGCCCTACTATCGGATGGCTCATGCTAGGAAGTGTTATCGGACCACCGCCACGCTGGCTTGGTGGACCTCCGCCTCCTCCATTAGGCTGCGGTGAGACAACTACGTTTCCAATGCTTTCACCACCAGCAGGAGCACCCGGTAGAGTAATTTGAACCGTCTCAGGCGGTGGTCCCGCCTCTTGTGATGTTGCCAAAGCGGCTTCAGCATCTTCGGCACGCTTCCGTTCCTGCTCCAATAAACTCGCATTTACGGCAGGTTGGACTTCAACACCGGGTTCCTTCTCAACCTGTACCTTTATCTCTTCTACTGCTATTCCACCCGAACTTGTGGCAGATGAGCTCGGCTGCTCCGGCGGTAAAAAGGGAGGCAGGTCAATCAACTGATTCGCCCCCTCTCCTGTAGTCGCCAGCCAATCTAACGATTCGTCCTTGAGACGAGCAGCTGAACCTGAATTTACGAATCGCATCCCCATATTCATAAATGTTCCCAACTCTTGGTTCAAGAGTTTAAATGTATACGGCATATTGACTTTTGTGAATGTTGTACGACTACGGGTAATTGGCTTTACCATCTGTATTGTATCAGCAGTATCACCCACGAATCGTACCGGTCCGTCACAGGAGGGGCACACGAAGATTCCTTCACCCTCATTATAAATTGGCATTTGACCGCAACTGTTACAGACATAGAATGTTGCTTCATCGGAGCATTTCATCATACGTTCCTGCATGAAATCACTTATGCCGTGACCAATCAACACATCGCGTTCCATCTCGCCAATACGCAAGCCGCCTTCATTACCGCGTCCACCCGTCGGCTGATGCGTACGCTGTTCTTTACGACCAGCAGCACGTGAATTGATTTTGTCCCGTGTTAAGTGACGAAGACGCATGAAGTAGAGTGGGCAAGTGAATACGGTGGATGTATATTGTTTTCCGCTGAATGGAGCATACATGATTTCTTCGCCGTTTCTATTGAAACCCGCCTCTTCAAGAGCATTGCCCATAATATCGTGGTGGCTTTCATCATTTGTAAATGAGGTTGCATTCATCTTTGCTCCATATTGAGCTCCCACTTTGCTGGTAATCATTTCCATAATCTGTGCCACCGTCATACGAGATGGAATACAATGGGGATTTACAATAATATCGGGCACAACTCCATTCTTACCCCGCGGCAAATCATAACAGGGCCGAATCATTCCAATCGTTCCCTTTTGTCCGTGTCTGCTGGAAAACTTGTCTCCCAGTTCCGGCACACGAACTTCAAAGATGCGGATATGTACTAGGCGATATCCATTCGCTTGATGTAAGACAGTTACCTTCTCAACACGGCCCTCAGTAAACACTGTCGGTAAAACACTGGCATCACGAACTAATCCACTATCGGGTAAAGTCATGTAGCGTCCTACCAGCACAGTTTTATCTGTAACCATTGTTCCTTCCTTGATGATTCCGTCATCATCCAGCATAGAATAATCATAGCCGGGCCGGATAGACATCCAGCTCGTTATTACATTAGGATTGCCAATACGGATAATCGCATCTGATTCCGCATCTTTCTCTTCAACTGCGTCATATGTCTTATAGGATAAATACCGGAAAAGACCGCGTTCAATTGAAGACTGATTAAAGAGAATACCGTCATCCATATTATATCCATCAAAAGACATGAGAGCCACGATACAATTGGTGCCATATGACATGTTTCCATCCGCAATTAAATCATAATAGAGTGTACGAGCAACCGGTGCCTCTCCATAACACATCTGTGTACCATAAGTGTCAAAACGATTCATGAACTGCGATGAATAGAAGCCGATACCCTGTTTACTCTGCGAACATGACAACTGATTACGAGGGGACTGGTTGTGATTAGCAAAGGGAATCATACTACCAACAAAACCAAACATTGTTGAGGGATGGATTTCACAATGTGTCGATTCATCACGGATGTCATTAGATCCGAACCAAGAGATAAAGGCTTCATTCTGTTCGTAAGGGTCTACGTATTCAATGGCTCCAGCAGAAGGACCAAGACGATCCACGTATTCTGAAATATCAAGAATACCGGGAAAAGGGTCTACAAATCCAGTCTCAAAGAATTCACGGTCGCGGGTTTCTGCTAGAACTCCCTTGACAAGTCCACGCCAACCTACTTCGGACATCCTTTCAGCAAGAGGAGATAAGGCCTTCTTCCGAAGAATCCACAGCGGTCTGCAGGGCCGGCCTTCATCCATATAAATACGAACCGTGCGGCTTGTTCGGTTGAAACTTATGGATGTTGTGGGGCTCATACAACCCGTTTGTTTACAGAGTTTGAGAACCGCAACTAGAAGTTCCGGGTCCTTAATAAAACCAATTGTTCCGCCATTAACTTGTACACGGCAGTACCATAGACGCTTGTAATTATCACCCTTCTCAGCCGGAACAACTCCACCCTTTGTTAGCAGCCAATTCATCATGCTTGCCGTATTTTCCGCCAATGAGAAAATCGTAAAAATACTGGCATTTTTCGTAATACCAATGCTAAAACCGGAAGGAACTTCAGAAATACAGAAGAACCCACACTGACTGGGATGAAGATGACGAGGACCGGGTGACTTAAGTTGAAAATCTAGTGAAACACGACGTACTTGACTCATCGCATCCATATAGCTGATTCGTGCTAGAGGCTGGATTACTCCCTTGCGGTCTCCCCACTTTCCTCTAAAGCCACGCATAATTCCTATGCTCAGCGATTCCTCGCCACTCAGCATTTTGGGCAGATTTCCTTCTGAGAAAAGATTTACGAAATTCAAGCCTTCATAGATTGTCTTGTTGTAGTTATACTCCTTGTCAATTGTTAAAACAAAAGATTTTCGCCATGTTGTCCAGCATTCAGTAAAAAGTTCACGTACGAGGGTTCCAGCAGTAAAATACCGTTTATTGCGAATATCATCGCGGTCAGTGTTTTGGTCAAGACCTGCTGTTACACGAAGAAGTTTACGTGCCATTTCACCCAAAAAGAGGGCCTTGGCCGCAAATGTATTAGGAACATGCATGAAAGTATTATTTAACAAAATATCAAGAACTGTCTCCTTTTGAAATCCCTTTGTAAGCGTTTTGAGGAATTCGTGAGACAGATATGTATCCAAGATAGGATATGCGTCATGGATACATGCTAGAAGCCACGGCTCCAATATCTTCATTTCCTGTCCAGTCATATCAGGCAGAATCATGTTGATAATATCTTCATCTGACTGGACACCGAGGGCACGGAATACAATAAATAGCGGAACTGCTCCACGGATAAAAGGCAGACTGACACGAACTGAATTGTCTTCACGGTCTACATGAAGAGCAGTTTGGCGAATCTGCTTATTCTTCGGATTTAGTGACGAGCAACGAGCAAAGGCTGCGACCTTTAAGTCGGTAAGCGGTTTCTTTCCAGCATAGATTGAGTTAAAAGCTGTTTCTTCACTTGTGATTAGAACTTTCTCGGAGCCATCAATTACGAAGTATCCACCTTGGTCATATTGGCATTCACCGAGTGACTTAAGACGTGGCATTTCGGGCGTATTTGTAGCACATAACATGGAACGTAGCATAATCGGTAAATTAAAAAGAGGATACCCCTTACGTTCCATATTGAGGATTTCAGTAGGCACAAAGACTGCTTGTATTCCACCGACACCTGTCCCAGGACTTAGGGCAGTCATTGTTACTTTAATCCGAATATCAACTAAGACAGAAACAGCATAGGTTAAATTACGAAGACGTGCTTCTTGTGGAAACATGCGACGAATCGTCTTTCCTTCATCAAGTGTGATAATCGGTTGAGCAAACTGAATACCCAAATTCTCGGCCTTGTCCACTTCTCCGCCGATGAAGATTTCGGTTTTATAGGCATATACTCCCGAATCTGCAGAACCCAGAGGCTCTTTTAGAATTGTAATCGGATTTTGATTAAAGATTAATTCCGGCAATTCTTTACTAACGAAATAATTATAACTATCAATAGCGTATCTTGACAAACTTGTGGTTGAATTTGTAAAATAAAGTGTTATAAGACTCGCTGCTAGATCGCTAATATTCGGTTGACTGGCTGCCATTACCTATTTTCGGAGTCTATAAATTTCAGGCAGTCTAACTGCGACAGAAATTCAAAGATTTACATTTAAAGAGTATTTATGTCTATGTAGTCGTCTTCCATACAAGCGGAAGTTGGCTTGTGATTTCCATAGATGAGTTATCAATTGTCCCCTTGAGAGGAACATATGTCTGACTGAAACCGGGGATAACAGGATTGCTAGTAGACATTCTAGGATTGATTATACCGATAGAAGTATTAATGCCCATCTCGGCCAGGTTCATGGGAACCGAGCCGGGGATGGAGAACGCGGCACCTCCACGTTGGCGTCTACGGGACCGTGCTACCTTATTATCACCCATACCGGCCTTAGGACCATAGCCATCCCACCCTCCCGCCGGAATACCGCGGTCTTGCGCAATGCTAAAATAGCTTACAGGGCTAGCTGCAGCAAACTGACTGCTCTGCGTGATATCAGCGGGCATCTTTAGCAGAGTCGGTGCCAGACTACCAGGGCCAAACGTATCTGTTAGCGGAGTACCAACTAAGGCCGCACCACCACGCTGCTTCTTCTGCTTACGCGTCTTGCCGCCAACCTTAACATGCGTGCTCGTCTGTAAGTGGGAAAAACGCTTTGCTATCTTCTTAGCCGTTGTAGCCGGAAGATATGATTTCGTCTTCTTCAACCACTCATCTTGAATGAATGCTACTAATTTCTCAGGTGCGGGGTTACTTCTCCGAATATGCCGTAAAACCGCAGTATCAAACTTAGTAACTTTAGCATTTACTGAGTTAGATTTTAATGAACCACGGGACTTGCGTCTAACTTTCTCTGTCGCCATCTCTAATGTATTAGGTCAAAAAAATGTTTTACGCAACGGTGGGGCCAGACATAGCAAAACTGGTTAATCCACGCGTGCCAGATGATACTGTATTCGCAGCCCGGCTAAACATGCCATCTGCTGCCGCCTTAGTTGCCGGGTCATTGTTATAGTAGAAGAATCCAAGTGACAGGAAGATAACCAACATCAGGATTGTTATACTTCCGTAAAACTGAAGATTATTTTGCCAGGTGCTTAATCTGTATTCCGCACCAAATTGATTTACGTGTAGATAGATACCAACGGCTAAAGCAACACTGCAAAGTAGAATCACAAAATTAGCAGGTGCTTTCGGGACCAGGGGAATCAAAACAAAAACAGTTACAATTGTTGTTAATGCTACCGACCAGACAGTAAAATAATTTAGAATATTGGCAAAACCTCCTGAGGTAGCCTTAACTGTCTGATTTGTTGGCGTTATGACGAAATCATCTAAAAACTTTAAGGGGTCCATTCTCTCTATGATAAGGTCTTTAAAATTTAGAAAGTAAATCTACAGTTGTAAGGAGCGTCTTTCGGCAACAATACCGGATAAGTTGAAGTTCTTCATAAATTTTCTTTTCAGGCGTATCTAGACTATTCTTTCCATCATAATACTTAGGCTTACCAAAAGCATCCCCCTTTTCTTCCTTTAGGCGACGCTGGTAGTACTCCCACTTGTTTGCTAGAAGCTTATTACAATGAAAGCAGCGGACAGGAATAAGCATTTTACCTTCTCATGTGTTTTAAAATACTTTCAAATTTATAGCCGCGTTAAATTACTCTGACACGTTTGTTTGGACTAATCAGAAATGAGTAGTGTCGGCCGCAATGCGAATCGTTTTAATGGTATCCGCTCTGCGATTCAGTCAGCAACGGCTGTTTCAACAACTACACAAGAACAACTCAAGGCGGTTGTTAATACCACATCTGACCAGCAGAAGGTTGTTAATAAGCGTGTGGAGGACTTGGAGAATGTAGTTCAAACTCTAAAGACGGAAGTTCAGGCACTCAAGGCTGATCTTGCTAGTGTTAAGGCGACGGCTGCTTCTGCTTCTTCTTCTCGTTAACAACTAAGACCTTTCCAGCAGAAGTCTCTTGCCATCCTATAATTTCAATTTGACCTGTGTGATGTTTTGTATGACACTCTTCACAGAGGACCGTTAAATTTCCAGCATGATTCTTTTTAATTCCAGGGGTAACAAAACCTTTTACAGCACTTTCTTGATGAAGTATGTGATGAACTTCTAACTCTTTAGAAATATCATTATCGCAGATTGAGCATATGCGACGGATGACACTTGAATTGTAACGACTCTGAGGTGCTTCAGTTGCTGCTGCCACACCCTGGAGCCGATGACGAAATGCCGTTGCCTTATCTAAAAATGTGGTGGGCATACGCAGAGCACGACAAACTTCCAATCCATAATTCATCTGCCCGCATCCTTCTTGCAGATCTCTGTCATAGATTAGTGTTCCGCTAACTTCATCAAAACGTACACGCAGATGGAGCCATTTGAGTTCTTTCAGAATCATAAGTTCAGGAAAACGCCGGAGTTCATGAAGATGAGTTGCAAAGAAAAAAGATGCTCGTTTTTCCAATAGACATTCTAAGCCTGCCGCAACTAGAGAAGCAGCAGATGATGTCTCAGTTCCGGCACAGAGTTCGTCACCTAATACCAGACTTCCAGCATCGGAATATTCTAAAATATTGCGGAATTCAGTCATTTCCACTACAAATGAACTCATTCCCGCCCAAAGATTATCATTTCCAAGAATTCGTGTAAATACAGAAGAATATGGTACAATTTTGAATTCTGTAGCAGGAACAGGGCATCCTGATTGAGCCATTAGGACAGAAAGGCCAATCGCTTTCATAAGACTGCTTTTTCCACTGCTATTCACACCAAATAATAAGATTCCGCCTTCTGCTTTTGCTATCGTCATATTTGAGTTATCTTTTGCTAGTGAACCAAGAGCTACATTATGTGGTACATAAACTACATCGCGACGAATTCGTTCCAGAATTCCGTGTCGTAGTCCTACAGCGTAGACACCAGAGTGGTCTCCTTCTTCGTACACAGGGGAACAGTATCCGTATTCTTGTGCTTGTGCAGCCAAGTTCAGATTTACGTCGGTCTCCGAAATAAATGTAACAATCTGCGGGAAAACTGCTAATAAATGAGCAACAAGATTTGTGATTTCTTGCTGCCAAACATTAACCCATTCTTTTTCCCATCCCTTAAGGATTGTTAGGCCCCGTTTATTAAGAGAATCAATCTCATCTGACCGTAAATAATAATGTCCTTTAACTTCTTCCATGCGTAACGTGGGCGTTAATACCTTTGCTTTCAAGACTTTGTCGCATCGGGTCTTTGTAGCATAGATAGCAAACGGTCGGTCATCTTCTCTTAATGGCTGAAAAGCATCCGGAACAATCGTACGACATTCTGCTAGAATGTTAGCGTATTCTGTTTTTGCTGCTGTCCATTGATTCTCGAGAGATTCTAGAATGGGTGAAATACCCGTTGACCAAGGATTCATGCATTCAACTTCTTTGGTATCACGCACAAGGGCCAGTGTGGTTAAATTCCATCTCTGCTGGATATCTTTGATAAGTTGGCGAATTGCTTTTCCATCTTCTGTTTCGGGAAATCCTGCCATTTCAGTTCCTTCTATAACTTCCTCAACCGCAAATAAAGAAGATAGTAGTTTCCAAATATCAGTAACCGTTGCTACTTTAAGTTGAAGACGCCGGTAGAGTTTTTCAATGTCATATACTTTCTTGAGTCCCGCAATAACTTCCGATTTACCAGCAGATGTTCGCCATTGGTCAATGATTGCTATGCGATTTCTAAGAACTGAGACATTCTTTAGGGGCTGTAAGAGACGCTGTCGCAGAGCCCGCCGACCACAGGCTGTTTGAACCTTATTAAAGTAATGAAAATAGCATTCATTCTGCTTATCTTTATTCTTATTAATCATTCCAACTTGCTCTAAAGTATGATTACCAAGACGAACAAATTCAGATGCTTGAAAATCGGTGGGTAATTTGAGATTTTTAATTAAACTCGGATTATGCTCTTCCACAAAAGCCAGTAGATGAGCTAGGACTCGACGACTGTCTGGTTTCCGGTCAATTTGTAGCTCCGACAAAAGCATGGCTCTTTCCATAGCAAAAGCCCGGATAAGAATATCCTCTTCTCGTTGGACGGCTCCTTTCTTCTGCTCGTACGGCCGAATATGGAGAGGAATTTCATAAGGAAGATGAAACATTTCCCGTAGTTGGTTAGCATTTAGTTTAGTCTCGGCCTCGCACCAGACAATCACTTCTGCTGGTTCATATGTAGACAAGGCTAAGTAAATATCATCATTACTGCTAGAACCTACCATTGTATTTCCCACAATAATTTTTCCAGTAGCACAACTGATAGCTGCTGAATGGACCAGAAGTTCATCTGCTTCTTCACAGAAAAAAGCCCATAGCCACCGATCTAGTACAGGTGGTTCTCCATAGTCTGTTTCTTCTTCTGCAAAGGTTCCAGCAGAAACAATATTAGTGACTTCACGTTTGTATACTTTGCCTTCTTTTTCCTGAGTTATGAAAACACCGCGATATCCTTGCCGTATCAAAATACGTTCATACTTTTTTACAACATAATCAGGAAATCCGGAGAAAAGTTTATTATGTGTAGGCTGGCCCTTTTTGACAGAGATTGGTGTTTCACTAACACTAATTTCCAACAAAGCGGATGCTTCACGGATATTTGTTTTACTTTCGCCGGTGCTAATGGGACATGAATCATACATCTCAAAAAACTTCCCCACTTGCATGAGAACAACAATTTTGTCTCCGTATTTTTCTTTAGCATCGTTGTAAAATCCTTGGTATAAATCAATCATGCCTTTTGCCTCCATCTCGTATAGTCTACTTTAGTTATATCTTCGCTTTTTGGCTTTAGGACCTTCTTATATGTATTTAAATATATAGTAAGACAAATAATTAATTATGAATACATTACCAATTTTTACAATTGGTGATTCGCACGCAGTATATTCTTTTTCAGTTAATGGAATTACATATCCTAGAGTAACACATAGTCTGCGTATAGCAACACCCAATTCATGGACAATGCATAGAGTTGGACGAGATAGTACAGATTTTACCAGTCTAGGATTTCCTAAAGAATCAATTATGCTTTTATCATTTGGGTGGATTGATATTAATTTTCAACATATTGATAAACAAATTGAACTAGGTCGTGATGTGGATGAAATTATTAATACTCTTGTAAATG